CTTTGGCTTGCGTGATTGCCTGCTAGTGGCTTGATGCTTATGCTGCGGACGTAAAACTCGGCAGTCCCGCCACAAGCGATCTTGACGTCCCTTCTGCCTTGATTCAGCAGGACCCTGTATGTGGCCGTGCTGAATGTCGGTCCCCACACTGCTGGGCCGATCGTTTCGGAGAAGTTCATCTGGAACTTGATCGACCCGGTGACGACCCTTGCTTCGATCGTGACCTCATGCCAGCCGGTAGCAAGCCCGGGTATCTGCTGAGTCACGCCCGTGTTGTGAGCACCGGAAATATGGAGGTCGCCGTTCGCGTCGATCTCTCGGATCGTTGGCGTTCCCTCTGCGGGCCAGTTTGCGATGTCGGTGAACCCGCCATCGACCACCTGTTGGCTCCCAAGCGCCAGCCCCTGCGACTTGTCCAGGATGAGCCCAACAGGATCGCCCACACCAGCAGGCGTAGTCCCAGCCGCATCCTGAAACACCGTCGCCGAATCGGACGGGTCATACCATGCGCCTTCGTGGTAGACCCCGGGCGTTCCCGTCTGGAACAGCGCGGCGATGGCAGCATCTGGGTCCAGCGCAACCGTCGGGACGCGCAGGTAGTTGGTGACGCCGAGTCCGATGCCGAGGTTCATAGCTCAGTAAAGCGCGACGGTGTTCGCTGGTGCGGCCGTGATCTGGCGAGCGCGAATCGGTAGCACGCTACCGGCCACGACGTTGTTGAACGTCACCGTGGACGTGTTGCCCTTGCCCGCCATCACGACGGTCAGGTTGCCGGCCGCTGCAATGTAGATGGCTCGCGTGATCGCCGGCAGGTCCGCAGACGCAGGCGTCACAATCTCGGCATACTCGGCCGGGCTTGGGTTGTTGTGGTTGGAAATGGATGGCGCGGTCATCTGTGTCTCCGTCAGGTCTGAGTGGCAAGAACGGTCTCGACGCCGTCAGGCATCAGCACGACGAGCTGCGTCAATCCCGATCCGTTGTCCTTGGCATAGATCCGGCACTCGTTCTCGGCCGGCGTCGATGGCGTGCTGATCTCGGCGAACTGTGCGAACGAGACGGTCGAGATGTCGCCGTCCTTGCCGACAGAAACCTTCGAAGTCCCGCCGATCTGAAGGTCCAGCAGCTTCGTCGCCGCAGCACTTGCCGTGTTCGTTGGGTTGACCTTGAGCGCCGTATACGTCGTGCCTGCTGCCGTCCACTCAGGCGTAAACTGCACAGCGTCAGACTGGAACCGAGCCCACTCCTGCGGCGTTGTCGTCCCGGGCTTCGGACCGCGCAGCGTAATGAACGTGCCCGTGGCCGTGTCCGTCCAGTTCTCGCGCGCGTAGACGTAGAGCCCGCCGACAGTGTCAGACCAGTCCGTTGCCTTGTAGCCGGCGCCGTTGAAGCTGACGAGCGAGTCGTTAGCGAGCACAGCAGACGGCGAGCCGTGCGATCCACGCGAGCGGCGGCCAACAAACTTGAACTGAGAGAAGGCCGTGGTGTTGTCGGTATGCTCGCCAGCGATGCCGCGTGTGTTGTTGGTGCCCTGCGAGCGCACCGTTAGCGTCGCGTAGGGCGTGTCGAGTCCGATCCCTACGCGGTTCTCTGCCGGGTCGATGTAGAGCGTCTCTGAGCCAATCGACAGACCACGCACCGTTCCCGTGCCGGCTGCTTCGGTGTCGATCGTCAGCGTGTTCGACAGCGTCTGAAAGCCGATCGCTGCGCGCTCGTAGTTGCTCGCGTCGGTGTAGGTGTTGTAGATCAACGCCTCGCGCGCGCTAGTTCCGCTCCGCACCTCAAGCGACGTGAGGATTGCCGCTTCCTTGGCAAGCGGGATACCGCCAGCCGTGGAGCCATCGTGCACGACGCCGGTATTCTTCGTCGTGTCGATCGTGAGTTCGCCGACAGCACCCGTGAACGTCGAGTGCTGTGCCGTCGTGCCTCGCCTGAGCTGGACCTGTTCTGCCATCAGCGCGCCCGCCTACGAGGTGCCTTCTTCTTCGGCTTTTCGCCAAGATACTCGCGAGCGACAGACTGCGAGATACCGACCTGCCGGGCAAAGGCAGGATCGTTCAGAACCGCGCGCATCAGCCGCTCTTGCTTCTTGCTCTTTGGAGGCATCAGAGGCTCCCGTAATCATACACGGAAGACGCAGCATCGGCGACAGACCCGAAGTCATTGTCGATGCTACCATAGTTCGCAGCGCGCACCCATCGCGTTTCTTGGCTGCCCGCGGTCACAAGGAACTCGCCGCCGCTATCGGTGCCAGCATCAAGCCCAAGGATCGTGTCCTCAAGGTCCACGACCGGCACGTAGCTGGCCGACAGACTAGCCGATGCCGCAGAGCTTGCACCGAACGTTGCCGAGACCTGCTTCACCTGCGCGTTGATCGTCGGACCTTCCAGCCCCTCGTTCGCAGGATACGTCAGCGTCAAGGTGGACTGCGACGCCAGCACGCTCGCCACATAGTCGGCATCTCCGCTGATCGTGCCGTTCCATGCGCTGACCTGCACCGTGTCACCAGCCAGCACCGGAGATTGCGCCGGATTGCGGAACCTGATCGTGTGCAGACTTCGATACGTCCACGAGGCCGTCAGGCTGCCGTCGCCGTTGTCCAGCATCGTCACGTCTGCCGGCGGCACTGGCACGCACGTCGGCAGCGTGACCGTGTAGCTGATCGGCTGCACTTGGTCGATCGTGGCGCCCGGCGGGACCATCTTGACCTCGATCGTCGTGCCGATGTCCTCAGCCGCCAGCGGTAGCCAAGTCAGACCCGACAGCATCACGAACGGCTCGGCGACCGCGTGCGTGCCAACCTGATCCTCCGTTGCCATCCGGCCGCGGCTCAGGTGGTCGAGAGTGTAGGTTCCGTCCGCCTCAAGCGTGGCATCGCGGAAGCCAACGACCTCCGTGCCGATCAGCGCGAGGTTGACCGCATCATCGACCTCAGCCTCCGTGACCGTCGCCAGCTGGCCGATGCCTTCGAGCTCGACGTTGACGGTGTTGACCGTGTCGTAGCTGGCCGTGCTGACAACGCTCGCGAGAGCGTCCGTGGTTCGCCCTACAGTCGCCGCAGTCTCGATGACGGCCTCAGCGTGCCAGGACTGATCCGAAGGCCGCTTGACGAAGACCACGGCTCCCTGGAAGGCCAGCGTGGGATCGACGTTGCAGGCAGCCACGTAGACCCCCGGTTCACCTACGTGCTCATCGTAGATCGGTGGCACGTCCACGACGTAGGTCGTCAGCGGAGTGTAGGCGACCGGCACGCGCGGCAGTCCCTCGTCGTAGCGCGGGTCGCTGTCGTTCGTGGAGCTCAGGCTGGATGGGTTGTCCGACAGCTGCTCGGGCGCGATGACCCAGCCGGTGATCTCGACAAAGAAGTCCGCCGTCTCGTCGATCTGATCAACGATGACCGTCCAGACATCGCCGGCGTCGTCAGTAAAGCCGATGATGTCTTCCTCTTGGAAGATGGCGTGCTCCCATGACGCGATCCAGCTCACCTGATAGGTGCGGTTCCACGACTCGTGCAGCATCCTCCGCGCAATCGTCTTTGCAGCCGCGCGCGTCATCACCATGTCGTCAAGGTTGATGCGAACTTCCTTGCCGAGCGGAACGTGCTCAAGCTCTTCGGCCTCGACGCCTCGCTGCCAGCTGTCGAACTTGTTGGAGAACGAAATCTCCACCTTCCTGATGCGCTCGTTGCTGTCGATGCGGCCGAGCTTGAGATCGACTTCCTCGAAGTCCTCTGACGGCCGGCGAGCGTTGAAGCCGAAGTAGTCGATGAAGTTGATCGACCTCGACGAGTCCATGAAGAACTCGCCGTAGATGGATGTGTGCCCGGCGTTGCCTTCTCGCCAGAGCAGACCGTTCGACGCGCGCAGCTTCTCCAGAACTTCGCCGGGCTCGAATGGCGCATAGACGGCCAGACCATCCATCTGATCTGCCGGCACGTTGTCGTTGTTCGACAGCGCCGAGTTCAGTCCTGTCAGGTTGCGCGCAACGTAATCGACCGTGTCGTTCAGCGTCAGGAAGCCAGTGCGACCAGCCACGACGGCTGACATGTTCGGCATCCGGTTTCCGAATCCCGACAGCAAAAACTCATCGCACACAACGTAGGCGCGGTTCCGGTTCTTCGGCACGTTGTCGCTGCCGATTGCCGAGACCATGATCGACGACTTGATCGCGCCGTTGAGGTTCAGCTCTACGCTGGCCGCACCGCCAGGAAAGACCTTTGGGTCATACTGGACGGCGGTGTTCGTCAACGAGATGCTGACGCCTGAAACCATCGTGCTGGAGAACCCAAGCAAGATGCCCCAAGGCGACGTGCTGCCGCCCGTGTCATAGGGCGTGTCCAGCTCCAGCTTGAGCTCGGCGTTGCCGGCAGCGTCAGTGATTCGAGACGAGATGACCTTCGTCTGAATGCTGATCGACGGCGAGCTGATCACAAACTGCGTGATGCTGCCTTCGTCGAGCGATCCAAGGAACTCCGCAAGATCAGCATCAACAGGATCGCCAAGTCCGTCCTTGGCGTTGTAGATGTTGAACCGCGTGATGAAGTCGGTGTTGTTCGTCTGGCGGATCGTCAGGATGTTTGCATCTGTGCCCGTCGTGAGTGAGTCACCCGACGTGAACGGCTTGGTGTAGATGCGCTTGCCTTCGGCAATCAGCTGATCAAACTCGCCGATGGCGTTGTTCGCAGCCATCCACTGCGCTTGCACAAGCCACTTGTCTGGAGCCTGGATGCCTCGCTTGTCGGTGCCGCTCTGCTGGATGACCCAAGGCCGCGAAGTCCACGTCAGGTGCAGCGGAATGCGAGCATAGTCTCCGAAGATCAGCGTGGACGCCGTGCCGTCTGTTGCGTGCGAAATCGGGATGTCAATGGCGCGGATCGGCTGACGGGTCGAAGCTATCAGCTTTGACATCCATAGCTGGTCAATCAGCCCGCCAATTGACCCACCGAGAGCCGCGCCCACTGGGCCGGCTGCTGCGGTTCCAGCCGCTTGTCCTACTGCGCTCGCCATTGATACGCTCCGATGAACAGATCATGCCAAGCCGGGCCGATCGTGATCTCAACGACGGCGTTCCGAGCGCCATGTCGAGCGTGGATCATACCACGGTCAGACTTGATCCCGAGATGACGCACTGATCGGTGCGGGTCGCCGAACACACAGAATGCCAGCACGCTTCCTTCCGGCGCGTCTGTCGGATCATCGACATCAACGGCATCGAAATACCGACGCAGCGCGGCATCTAGTCTGATGGAATCCGGGACGGTTGCGTAGTCGCGCTGGTCTACGGCTTTGGCGCCAGAACCGATCGCGTGCACGACAAGCCCGAGACAGTCAAGACCAACATGCGGCTGCCGGCCTTGATGCCGGAACGGCGTGCCGATCGCGCCACGAGCTCGCTGCACGATGTCAATCGGCAGACGGCGTGCGCTGGAGGTTGTCCGATCCGGCAACGTCGCGATCTCCACGGAAGTTGTCAAGGTTGCTGAACTTGTCACGGCAGACAGCCAGATACCGCCCGCAGCCGACGCGCAGCTCTAGGTCGTTGCCCGATGTCGGATTGAACGCCAGCGGAGTTGCTAGCGTCAGGTCGCAGTATAGGAATCCGCCAGACGTGAACGGCTGGTCGTTGGCTTCCACGTAGACGATCTGGCCGGCAGCTGGGCCGCTGACGAACTTGAGCGTGCCGTGCGCCCACCAATCAGCCGCCGTCAGGCTGTCGGTTGGGAACGTGTCGGCGTCCTCCATGATCCGCACGCGACGCCGACCCAGATACGTCGGATCGGATGCTGTCTTGTATTCGCGGAACCCGAACTTCTGCGTGCCGCCCTCAAGCACCGACGACAGCGAGTTGCCGTTGTTGCAGTTGAAGTTGAAGAACTTGTTCTGGCAGCGCGTCGTGATCGACTCGCCGACCATTGACTGGAACTTCGAGCTGATGCCGACAAGCGACAAGATCGCGACGCCCTTGCCGTGTCGAACGTCCGAGACATACCACGAGAACCGACGGTGGAAGATCCACGGGTGCAGCGCATCGACCTCAAGCTCAACGACGCGCGCGCCGATCAGCAGGTCCTTGTCGATGTCGGCCTTGGTGACGCCGGTCAGGTCATCAAGCCCGATCTGTATCTCGGCAGAGTTTGATCGAATCCCCGACTGACGCCGGCGAGGCTGAGAGACGACGACGTTCGCAGCCTGATACGTGACAACCGAACCGTCCGATCCGACGGTCAGGATGTCGTGCTGGTTGTCCGTTAGATCCCAGCGCAGCTGAGTCGTCGCGTTGACCGCGATGATCGCATAGCACTTCGAGATCTGTAGCGACCTCGACGCGCGACTCGGAACCAGTGCTGCGGGAACGTCAATCATCCGATGGTCATGATGCGGGTGTTGGATTGCAGCTTGAAGCAGCGGAAGTCCGTCATGTCCACGGGCACGCCGGACGCTGGCCTGCCGAAGTAGACGGCCTTGCCGATGTAGCCTGGACCGATCAGGCACGCGCTGGTCGCTGTGCCCTGCCAGACTGAGCCGGTGAAGTTCCAGTAGTAGCCCGACGCCAGCTTGAAGCGCAGGTTGCCCTGGATGCCACGGTTCAGCGCGTAGAGCGTGGTGCCGGCGAGCATCTTGTGCGCCTCCTCAACGGACGGCAGCACGAGGTCAATGATGTCACCCGATCCGGCCGTGCTCACGACGTAGAGCCGGTAGTGCGCAGGGTGAACCCTGCGGTCCTGCGTTGTCTGGTTCAGCCAGCGAGCCGCGCCGCCAAACTCAGCTGCTGCGCGCGTGGTCTTCATGCGTTCACGATGACCCAGTCATATCCGCCGGAACCATCCGGGCAGAGGAACATCGAGACGGACGCGCTAGGCCCGAGAGTGAAGAGCGTGGCAGCACCGCCGTAGGTCTTGACGACGAGGTTCTCGGTGGAGCCGTTGTTGCCGATGAAGAACAGCGGCCCTCCTAGCATCCAGTCGGCGGCCTCCGGCATATGGATGTCGATGCTGGCTCCGACGGCGTCCGCATTGAACAGCTGGACTTGCCCATCGTAGAAGCTGAGCTGGTGAACGACGGTGGACGCAGAAACAACCCAACGCTTTGCACCTCGTGGATCTCGCTCCATTGCCAAGTATGCCGTGTCCTGCTTCGTCTCGATCATCGTGATGGTGTCAGTCTGCCGCTCCGCGTAGCTGCTCGCAGAAATCCGCAGGAACTTGTCCACCTCCGGGCCGAAGAAGACAGGCACCGCAAAGTATCCGGCCCACTTAACGGACTCGCCGAGAGCGGGCGGAGTCACGAACGTGATCTTGCCGTTCGCGTAATCGACGGTGTAGTGCGTGCCCTCAGTCTTCAGCGTGCCATCAACCCAGACCCACACGGTGCGCGTGGCGTTTGCCAGCCACGAGATCTTGCTGATCGTGTTCGCTTCGGCGACGCGCATCGGCTTTTCGATGCGACGGGTCACAGACTCGCCGGAGTCCGTGTAGATCTTGATCAGCGAGTAGACGGCCTGCGTCCCGTCGCCGATGCCGAGCTCGTGCCGAGCATCGAGGTCGTCCACGTCGATCTGGCCGATGTGCGTGGTGTTCGTCGAGTGATCGGCGAAGTCGAGCAACCGGAAGCCGTGAAGCGATCCTCGCCGCGCGCGCACGAAGTTGATGAGCGGACCGATCCTGATGTGGTTCTCATCGAGCACGCGCAGGTCGATCTGGTAGCGCATGATCGGATCGTCCGATCGCGCGATCCGCAGCGAGCGCCCGTTCGGCGTCTGCTGGATGACCGTCTCGTGACTCGGCCCGCCGGCAGAGCCGTAGCTGTATTCGACGGGAAGGAAGGCTGTGTCGTGAAATGCCATCAGAATCGCCGAAGTCGTTGCTCGGCCTGCTGCCGGAAGTTCTGCTGCGCGATGCGCGGCGTCGGCGAGATGATGTTCGTGACGTTCCGGTTGTCGTTGTAGGTGCCTCTGCCGAAGCGGTCCTCAAGGCCAATCACGCCGAACCCGGGCGCGCGCTCAGGACCGTCACCGGAACGCCTGCTGGCAGCAAGGCTGAACGCGAACGAGATCGCCGCGCCGGCGAAGGCAGTGCCGAGGTTGCTGGTGAAGCTGTCCCAGAAGGACGGCTGTGCTTGCGCGCCGGCGAACTGGAATCCATCCGGCACTGGCGGCCCATAGAGCCCGCCTGATGCGGCAGCGGTCATCGGCGGCCCGATGAATCCGCCAGCCTGAGCTCCAGCGACCACACCGCCACCGCCGCCGGCAGCGCCAAAGCCAGCAGGCACAGGAGGCCCGTAGAAGCCACCATCAGCCGCCTCGCCGCCAACGCCGACTCCCACTCCGCCTACCCCGCCGAACGCAGCAGAGGAGCGCACAGCGGCTTCTACGCGCCCTACGGCAGCGACGATCAGGGACTCGCCAGTCGTCGGTGCATCGAAGAAGTCCGTGAAGACCGACGTGAGCGCCTGCTCGATCTGCGAGATGCTGGCCTGGAAGATCCGATCGCTGACGCCCTGAAGTCCAGCGATGAGCGCATCGGCACCGCTGCCGGATTCTCGCAGAGTGCGGAGCGCGTCACCGACTCCGCCGGCAAGCGATGACCCGATGGCGGCAGCGGCCTCGCGACTGGCGCGGATCTCTTCCGTCTGTTGCTGGATCAGCCGGATCTCGTCCTTGAGGTTCTCCGAGACTTCGGTGCCACGCAGCTGCTCCTCAAGCCGCAGGCGCTCGACCTCCTCGCGAGTCCGGCTGTAGGACAGTGCCTCAAGCTGGAGACCGCGTGCGATGGCTTCGGCTTGCTCTTGAGCCTGAGCGGCTCGGCGCTGCGCTTGCTCGGCGTCGAAGTCACGCTCACGAGCTCGCGACGCACCGCGTCCGGCTGCGCGGTCCAGCTTCTCGCGTTCGCGGAACTCGTCGCGCAAGGCTTCGATCAGCGCCTGCTGACCGGACTGAGCGGCGACAAGCGCGGCAGCCTGATCGAAGATGGCCTGCGTCCGCTCTTCGGTGATCTCGACGTTCTGCGATTCCAGCCGTGCGATCTCCTGCAACGCAAGCGTGCGCGTCGCGTCCTCGTTCTCTTGTTCGCGCAAGACATCAAGGAACCGGCCCTGCTCGGCGCCGGCGTCGCGGAGCGCCTTGGTGCGACTCTCGATCAGCTCAATCTGCTGGCGCAGGCCTGCGATGGATGCGTCGAACTGCTGGCGGGCTTGCTGATCGGCGAGCTCCCTAGCTGCTTCGGCCTGCCTGTTGGTCGCATCTGCGGCTTCGCCGGCAGCCTTGGCAGCCTCGCGGCTCTTGCCATTGACTTGGTCGAGCGATGCTGAAAGCCGCTCCTGCGCTGTGGTCAGAAGGCTGACGCGGTCCTCAAGCGTGGTCGCTCCTTCAGTGGCTCGCTTTTCCGCTTCCGCGAGCTGGTCGAGAAGTCCAGCCTGCTCAGCGATAAGACGGATGTCTTCGCCAATCGGAATGAAAGTGATCCCACGCGACTGACGGGCAGAACCGACAAGGATGTCAAGCTCCGCTTTCGCGTCTACTATCTCCTTCCTTAGTTTGGTGGTTTGCCTGACAAACAGATCAAGCTCGCCACCGAACTCTTCTCTCGGCGGTCCAATATCAAGGAGGCCACTAAGCTGGCGCTGAAGGCTATTTACATTGTCTTCTGCTTCTTGAATCTGGTTGTTGAGATCGGAGAAGCTGTTGACAATCAGTCGCGCGCTTGGATCAGCAGCTAGCCTCCTTGTCTCATCAGCAAGCTGGACGGTCCGGTTGATGAGCGTAGTCAGGAATCGCTCAGTATCTTGGGACGTTTGAGCCTCAAAGCGGAGGCCTCCAATCCGACTCAGCTTTTCAAGTTCAGCTGCGAATTCCGCTGAGTTCTTGATTGCGGTCTCGATTGAGTTGGATACGTCTACAGAAGATTGCTCAAGCTCCTTGAGTTCTCTCGACGCACTCCTGACGGCGGTCACAAGCACGCCGACAGCGGCAGCGGCAGCCACGAACGGGTTTGCCAAAGATGCAATCAGCGCGGCTCCACCAGACAGAGCCAGGAGCGCGCCAAGAGCAACGCCAACGCCTTCAATTGCGGACGCTGCCAGCTGCGCGCCGTCGCTTACGTCTCGGCTGGAGTCATCCAACCCACCCAGCACCTGCAACGTCTCGATGCCGAACTCGGTGACCTGCTTGAGTGCGAGCCCGAGTCCCTGGTCACCAGCCTTCAGCGTGATAGCTTCGAGCGTTGAGCCGAACCGATCGAACGCACCTTGCAGGTCGCGACCGAACGCATCGGCCTGCTCGCCGGCAGCATCAGTGCTCTCGCGTTGCTTGGTCAACAGCGAGTCGTAGCGTTCCTCCAGACGAGCCAGCACGATCGCAGCCGCGATCTGCTCGGCCTCGAAGATCTGAGTGAAGTCGGCACCGTTCCGATATGCCTCGCCGAGACGATCGACGACGTTCGCGAAGTCGTTCGTGCGCGGGTCCAGATCCTGAATCGCGATGCCGATCCGATCGAACTCCTGCCGGGCCTCCTTGCTCGGATCGACCAACCGACGAAGGATGCCGGCAAGGCCGGTGCCTGCGCGGCTCGCCTTGATGCCGCCGTCGCTGATCGCACCAAGTGCTGCGGCCGTCTGCTCAATGTCAAGGCCGAACGACGCAGCCAGCGGACCCGCGAACCCGAGCGCATCGGCGAGCTGCTGCACGTCCGTGCTCGCGTTGTTCGCGACGACGGTCAGCGCGTCGGTCACGCGCACCGTGTCGTCGGCGTTCAGCGCGAACTGACGGATGGCGTTCGCAGCGATCTCGGACGCACGCGCAAGGTCGAGGCCGGCCGTGACCGACAGGTTGAGCGTGGCCGGCAGAGCCTGCGGGACTTCGACCGCTGAGAAGCCAGCGCGCGCGAGCTCGACAGCACCTTGCAGCGCCTCGCTGGCTGACTTGCTGGTTGCGGCGCCGAGGTCGAGCGATACCTGCCTGATGCGCTCAAGCTCTGGCACCGTTGCGCGCGAGATGGCCTGGACCTGCGACAGACCACGATCAAACGAGGCAAGGCTATCCGAGACAGCCCGCACACCAAGGCCGCCGGCGAACAGCGACGCGATGCGAGTCAGAGGGCCGACGGCTTCTCTGGCTCTGTTTGCTGTCTCGCGGAACCTCCTTGAGAAGACATCAAGAGATCGTCCTGCTTGGTTGGCCCCGCCAACAAAGCGACCAAGCTCATCCCTCTGCTGCTTTACTGCCTTGGTGGCTTTGCCGGCTTCGTCGCCAAGCTTCTTCTCAGCTCTTGATAGCTCATCGCTGGCACTTGATGCCCCGTCAAGTTTCTTCTCTGTGTTGGCGAGTTCGTCTGAAAGTTTGTCAAACGCAAACGTCAGCTGCTGCGCGCTCTGCTGCGCGCCCTCTGACTTGACCTCAAGGACAATGCTTTCGCGGATCTCAGCCATCAGTTCTTCTGCCGCATGGACTGGGCGCGGTGCTGCCGAGACTTGCCTTCAAGGACCATCACCCCGAAGTATATCCGCCGGCGCTCGCTTGGTGATTCTACACCGACAGCGTCAAGATGGGCGACGATATCTGACGGCCTGATACCGCCTTCCAGCCCCTGCATTGTCATCCAAGCCTCGACCACCGGCATCAGGTGATCCGGCAGGCTTGGATAGGACGATAGCGGCGAGTGAAGGTGGGGAGCTGCGTATGTCGCAGCCGCCCAATCTCGGATGTCAGATGGCCCGTTCGGCGCATGTTGCATGTGCCAATCGAGCCATCTAGTCAGTTTCCCGAGTCTACCCTCGCGACCGTGTAGTGCATCGAGTCAGAGCAGCTGCGAATGACGAACGCGGTGTGCGCGTCAAAGCCGCTGTCTTCGAGGATGCGAAGGATGTTCTTCGGGTTGCAGGACATTGGCCCCTTCTCATCCTCGACGTTCCAGTCCTTCACGATCACTTCGGCAATGGCCTGGATCATCGACTTGTGTCGAATCTTGTTGGCCTCTTCGCTGTCAGGAGCCGCCGCCAGCAGACCGGCGTGCGGCTCCCTGAGCTTCGCAAGGCACTCAACGAAAGCAGGACTCGACATCGACGCCAACTTCCACTTCGTGCCATCCACGAACGTGAACCAGCGTCCCTCATCACGGGCCTTGTCGGAGATCCTGCTCTTGAAGATATTGACCATGCCTATCTCTTACCGGCCAGATCAGCTCGCGTCAAAGCGAACCACCTGGAACGCTCGGCTCGTGGTCGCATCGACTTCGGCCGACCAAGTGAACCCGAGCCGAACGAGCGCGTCGTTGTTGAAGCCAGACTCGCCGCCACCAAGCCGGACGTTCGGGACATCGAAGATGTATCCCTTGTCGTCCGTGCCGGTGATGTAGCAGGCCAGCCGCGCGCTCTGGTCGTTCACGAACTTCTCCAGCAGGTCAGTGCCGGCGAAGATCGCGTTCAGGTTGCCCGTCAGACCAACGACGCCCGGCTCGACTGCGTAGTCACCGAACACGAAGATCGTCTGTTCGCCCTGGATGTTGTTGGCGAGGTTGAAGTCGAAGTTCGACACGACCAGCGACGGCTCGCCGTCGATCATGATCGAGCCGCCCGTATTCGTGGCAGTGCTGAGCACCGACGTTGACGGCGCCGCAGTGTAGCCGCTGGCGGTGTAGGTGTCGATCTGGATGTTCGCGCCGCCAGACGCGACGAGATCGCCGTTGGTGTCGAGGTTGAAGTCACCAGTGAAGTCCGGGACCAGCTTGCGGCCGCGCACCTGCGTCGAGAAGGACGACAGATCGCCCGGCGACAGGCTGATGCCGAACTGGTCGAACTGACAGCCGAGGAACGCCTGATAGCTGTCCACGGTGACCTGCGACAGCTTCTTGACGTAGGTGTGCAGGCGGTCAGTCGTGCCGACAGTGATGCGCTCGCCGGCGCGAACAGTCACACCAGTCTCGGAGCCGGCGTCCGTGGTCGGCAGCTTCGACCACGAGTCGTAGACGATGTTGCTGGCGTCGGTCCAAGTGCTGATCCGCAGGCAGATGCCGTCGTTCTGGTAGCCGTCCTTCTCAAGGCGGATCCAGTCGCCGACAGCCAGTCCCGTGAACGGCGTGTTGGTCGCAGCGACAATGGTCTTCGCGCTGTGATCGACGGTGATGTTGGCGGAGATCTTCTTGACGCCGGAACCGCTGACCGTCTGGAGCGTGGCCCAGTTCGGCGAGAACAGCGCCGACTCCATGATGTGGTCGTAGGCGCCGTATCGCAGTCGGCCATTCAGCGGGCCGCCGACGTTGAAGCCCGTGCGGACCGAACCGCGCGGCTGACGGCTCGCGCTGAAGGTGTCGTCCTGCGTCGTCTGCGCGACAGCAGCAACGCCTTCCGACGTGAAGAGCGTTTCGATGTAATCGGAAGCAGTGGTGGACGGAACAACCGAGCCACTCTGACCGCCGCCGATGTAGATAGCGCGAACTGACGCCATGGGTTAGACCTCGTCTGCGAAGAAGTTTGCGGACACGTTAGCTTGCAACCATCCGGCGGCTTCGTTCGATGACAGCTCGACGCGCTGCAAGGCTGGAGAAAAGAACTGGACCGAACCAGCGTCGCCCTGCTCGATCGCATCCACAATGGATTGCGAAAGCTCAAGCAGCCGAGCGGTTCCTGAGTCTACCGGAACGAACACAGATACGACAAGTCGGCCGGTAATGGTGCGGCGGCCCTGTGCGTAGATGTCGTCCCGGTCTGTGTAAATCACAGCCATACGCATCCACGGCAGTTCTCTGTTTGAGGCACTGCGTGGAGGCGTGAACCGCGCGTTCGGATATGCGACCGGGACGCTCGTTGGCGTCTCAATGCGATCGCGCACCATTGTGCGAAGGCTGGTCTCGACTGTCTGATACGTCATGCCGAGCCTCCGAGATCAAGGTCGTCGAGCTTGCGAAGCTGGCGTTCAGCAGCTGCGATGCCGACAGCCAAGAAGCCCTGCGGAGTGCTGGTCAGGTAGCCGTTCTCGACGAGCACGATGCCTTCCTTGGACTGCTGCCGGCGCGTGCCCTTGCGACCACGGCCCTTTGATGGTCCTGGGTTCTTGGGCTCGAACGCACCAGTCTCCCAGATCGCAGCGTATTGGACGTTGTTCGTGATGTAGACGCCGGCACCAAGCGGCTTGCTGCTGACCTTCTGTGCCACGCGGTTCGAGGCATCGTCCGAGTAGGTCTCGGCACCGGGCGTTGGCTTGTATTCGCTCGGCGCACCGATGCCGGCGTCCCAACCGTTGCGGAGCCGGCCGGTATCGACGCGCGTGATGTCGATCATCGCGTTCGCCGCCTCAATCGAGACAGCCTTGACGATGTTGTCCACGGCAGCCGGGAACTTGCGAGCCACGCGGCCGAGCACGTTCTTGAGCCTGTCAGCCTGCTTTGCCATCAGGTGGAGAGCTCCAAGTTGAAGCCCGCTACGCCGTCGCCGATGCTGATCGGGATCACGCCGACGATCTGATACGTGACACCAGAGACCGTCAGCCGATCGCCGCGGCGAGGCGTGATGAGCGTGTTGTCTGACCGCGCGATGGCTGGCATGACGAACCTAGGATTGGAGCCGAGCGCCTCGTCGTCGGCGCCGCGCGCAGACTCGCGAGCCGAGTAGACCGGCGCGCAAGCGAACGTCCACGTCTCCGGCGATCCCGTTGAGGTGTATTCGCCAGTCGCGATGTCGTAGGTCTCGGATGGCTCAAGGGTCAGCGTGGCCGTCAGGCCCTCGCCGAGCTTGGATGCGATCTTCTCCAGACCGGCCTTCAGACGGTCCGTAAGCTCGCTCACAGCGTCGGGCTCCACTGGACCGAGCCGCCGTAGTCTTCGAGCAGGTCGATGAGCATGGCCTCGATCTTCGGGAACTTCTTGCTGTCGGCTGGAGTCTCGGCCTTACCGCCCATGAACGTCACCGAGATCGACGATCCGCCGGCGCTGATGGTCTCGGACTTGATCCGCACCGCGTCGGACGTGCTGCCGAACGTGGTCAGCGTGCCCGACAGGTGGAGGACGGCAGCCTCTGCGGCTGCGTTGCGGACGGCCGTCGGCGTGGTCGTGGAGCTGACCGCGTAGTTGTCGCGGTCGTAGACTCCCGTGCGAGGCCAGTCGCGGATCTGACTTGAGCTCGTGCGGCGACCCTTCCAGCGCATACCGAACTCGAAGTCGATCCAGCGCGAGGCAACCTCGATGGCTTGGGCCTGCTGCGTAGACGTTGCAGCCGTCCAGACAGCCGGGACCTCGCCGTAGTTGGCGAAGTAGGTCTCAACGTCAGCCGCCGCGATGTATGCCGTCGCTGTCATGGGGTGACACCTCCACCGATCACGCTGGAACTCGCCGCAACCGATCCGCTGCCTGACAGGCTCGTGTCACGCGGCGCATCCCAGTTCGGCACGTTGTCGAGCGCCTTGGCGAGCTGGTAGCCGAGAGCCACGTAGCCCTTGTAGTCCGGGTGGATGTTGTCGGTGCTGATCGTGACCGGATCGAGCAGCCGGTCGTTGTTCTCGTCCACGTTGACCAGCGTGACGTTCGGGTATTCGCCGGCAAGAGCCGTCTGCGCTGCCTCGTATTCAGAGAGCGTGTCGGTGCTGCCGGTGAACCTGCCGTGCCTCACAGCCTTCATGAGCGAGATGGCGATGTCGTTGCGCGGCTGCGTGCGGGTCGTGTAGAGCGTGACCAGCCCGTTGATGATCCGGCGCATCGCGGCCTTGTAGCTCTCCACGTCCGTCTGCCGGAATATGTCGTTCTCGGCGAGCGCGATCGCGGCGCATCGGCAGTCGGGACGAATCCCGGCAGCGTGCATGGCGTCGAAGAACGCGGCCGTCTGTGCCTCGAAGTGATCCCAGATGTCGTTCGCGCTCGGGTCCCAGATCGGCTCCGGGAACTTGGCTCGGGCATCCGTCAGGACAGGCGTCCCGCTTGTGAAGACGTTGATCGTGAACTCCTGCGTGCCTTGCAGGTTCGCGGTCGTCGAGACGTTGATCGGCGTTGCCGTGAAGCTGCCGTTGATCGACGTGGATAGGCCAGTGACTCCGCTGATCGTGACCGGGAACGTCGATGTCCGCTTGATCGGCTTCTGGCCAGCGCGGAGAGTGATCTTGATCGTCACGACGCCAGACGCGACCGTCACAGACTCGATCACGTCGCCGCTGGTCAGCGCGGTCTCGTGCGTGGCTGCCGTCGATCCGTTGACGCCAAGGTTGAGCAGGTAGATGTTGTGGTCAGGGAACCTGATCTTGAGCTCTTGCAGGTAGGCCACCTGGAAGCTCGCAGTGTTCCATCCGCCCGGGTGGTAGACCGAGCTGCTGGTCAGGTTCGTGTAGCCGTTGTAGGTGCCCGAGAGCATGTCTGGATCGAGGACCAGAGGCTCGATTGCCTGCGTGGTCATGTTCCAAGCGAACATGCCGTTCTGCGGGTTGGACTGCTTGCTGATCAGCTCGGGGTCGGAGTTGTAGCCGGCAGCGAGCAGGCTGCGCCCTTGCACGAACGAGTGCCCGATGATCGGGACCACGATGCTCGGCGTGCCTGTCGTCGTCAGCGAGACAGGCCGCGCAAGCGACTCGATGATCCGCTGGCCGACGAGCAGGTTCCCGTCGTGGCCGAAGTAGAACTGCGAGTTCAGGCCGCCGGGGTCGCCGCGGTGCGGCACGTCGTCGATGTTGACGACACCCACGCGCGACTTGCGGCCGGCGACAGATTCGACCGCCGCGCGGACAACGGACAGCGACAGCTTCGAGTCCTGGCCGACGAGCAGTGCTTCGTATTCGGGGTCGTAGTCTGGCCGGATCAGCGCGACCGGCACGAGGTCGTCATCCTGGCCTGTCCCGAACTTGCTGATGGCGAGCGCGCGGACGGCGTCGATCTGCGCGCTGATCAGGTCGTCGAACCAGTAGCAGGGAGCGCCAAGGTCAGCCAGCGTCGAGCCGGCCGCAACGGTGCCTGACAGACCCGTCGCATCGAAGTCGAGGATGTCGAACTCATCGTCATCGACAACCGAGATCGGACGGATCTTGCCGTTGAGCTCGTCGCCAAGCGTGCCGCCGATGCCGGTGATGCGCGCAAGGTTGTAGAGCTTCGTGGCGACGTTCGTCATCCCGTGCGCCGTGCTCGTGCGGATGCGGACGACATCAGCGGTGACGGTCACGGCAGCGACGTTCTTGATCGCGCGGATCTTGGTGATGTCGCCGGATGTCTCGTTCAGGCCGTGCATCATCACGATGCCGGCGATCCGGTAGGGCGGAGGCGTCAGCGTCGCGCCCCGCTCGTCGATCAGCGCCTTGGCGTCCGTCAGGATGCGCGAGAGCTGGTCGTAGCTGTTGTTGGCGATGCCAGTCAGATCAGGTGACCAGCGCGCCGTCGTGCTCGCAGTGCCGACAACGCGACTCATCAGCGGCTGCGGGTTGCCTAGCTTGATCGCGATCGTCGGCACGCCGGTGCTGTCACCGAGCGCAAGCGATCGCCTGTCCTGCATGTAGCGCAGGACCTCTTCCTCGAACCCGTAGGTCTTGGAAGGAAGAGCACCGCCAGCACGGAAGTTCGTGTGCCCGTTCAGGTCGGAGTCGTAGTTGTTGAGGCTTGGTCGGTCCACAAAGCCCGTGCTGGCGGAGCTGCTTGCCACAAAGCCCGAGATGACCAGCTCCGTCGAGCTCGCCACCTCAACGTTGAACTCTAGGTTGTCCATGTCAGAGAGGCCGGTGCCCCTGACACGAATCCAGAACGTCGCACCGACATCGCGTGCAACCGGGCCGGCGATCGTGATCTGCGTCTGGCCGACTTCCGGCGTGTCCGCTGCGACCGCCGTGATCGGGATCGAGTTGCCGACGTGATCCCAGATCAGCGACGCGACATCAGCGCGGAACGGCATCGAGGCACCAGCCAACCGCTTGGCCCAGTGCGTCGCGTGCGTGGCAACGGCCCTTTCACGAATTGCCTGCGCGGCCGCCGTCAGGGTAGCTGCGCCCGTGACTGATACACCCGAGAGCAATGCGTTCGTGAAGCCCGCACCGTTGAAGGCCACCGCATGGCCGTCCACGAGCTCTCCGACGAACAGGACCACGTCCGTGCCGTCGTTGGTGATCTCTGCCGGCGCGACAGGAATGACCTTGCTGGTCGAAGCGACCCACGCGCTACTGCCGTCTCCGTTCGTCGCGCGGACGCGCACCTTGGCGGTCACGTCATCGTCAGACTCAAGCAACGTCGCCGACGTGACGCCGGCTGCGTAGTAGTAGGTGCCGCTCCAAGTCGATCCATCGTCGAGGCTGGACTGAACCTCGAACTGGGTCTCGGTTTCGTCTGCCGGAGTCCACGCAGCGGTCAGAGCCTTGTGGTCGCCGGCGAGTGTGACAGCAGAAGGAGCGGCGGGTGCTGCCATTGATCAGATCTCGAAAGGGTTGTCGGCCTTCGGCGTGCGTCGCCGACGAGGAGCAGCTGCCTTTTCATTGACAACCGGCTCTTCTGCTTCCGGTGCTGATTCTACCTCATCGGCAGTCTTCCAGCCGTCAGCGAGCCAAACTTCTGCGTCCGCCTGATTGACGACGACATAGTCACCGCCCTTGCAGAGCTTCAGCGTGGGCACAATGCGATCCATGCTTCCTCCGTTGAGTTGAGGCCCGCCGCCACAAGGACGGCGAGCCAAACTTCAGCCAGCCAGACTCAGATGGTCTGGTAGGCGCGAACGGCGAGCATCGGGTTCAGGACCTTGAACCCGAACAGCGCGTCCACGGTCATCTTCGACTTGCGGCTCGCGGCGTCCCAGGCCATGACCACGCGCAGCGAGAGACCGCTCTGCGGGTCGGTCGCGACGCCGATGTCGGCGGCCTGCGTGTGCTGCGGGCCAACCGGCAGCGGAACCGCGCAGAAAGCGAAGGCATCGCTGTGGTAGGCGATGTTCATCACGTCGCCAGAAGCGACCGCCGACTGGAACGTCGCGAAGGCCAGCACAGCGTTGTCGGCTGCCGCAACCTGGAGCTCAGGCGCGAACTTCAGTCCGGTGATCGCGCCCGAGCTGGCCGTCGCGTCTTCCGTGACCACGTAGACCGTCGAGTCGCCGGCAATGGTGAACGCATCACCAGCCTTGACGGTGCCCGAGGTCGCAGCCGCATCAAGCGACAGCGTGATTGCGCCCTTCGCGACAGCGCCGTTCACCAGCGGCGAGCCGCCAAGCGTGCCCGGAGCGTGCGTGCTCAGGAGCTGCGTCGGGTGGAAGTTGAAGCCGTAGCGCGGCGTCAGCTGGCCGGTCCGCTGGTTCTGGACGCCGGTCGCACCCGATCCCTGCCACTGCGTGAACGCCGACAGGTTCAGGAGCTCGGCGTTCATCGACGGGCTGATGACGAAGTGCATGTTGGCTTCGTCTTGGATCGGTGCCTTGTTCGTCATCAGCACCTTCTGAGCGGCGGTGATGTCGGCAGCAGCAGCCGGGTCGCTGACCGCGCTGTAAGGGCCAACGCCCTGGTAGGCCTTCTGGAGGCAGTGCGTGGTGATGTTGTCCGCCAGCGCATCAACCGCCGGGAAGACATGCATGTCAAGGCACTCCTGGCCCGCGAACGCGAGGTCCCAGTCGGCGATCTCGCTCGATGCGTGCCGATACTGGTCCACGGTCAGCTGGAGCGTTCCCGGAGCGAGCGAGTCGTAGGACAGGTCGGCATCAGTCCGAACCGTCGGAGTCTGCCGCTTCTTGATGGTGATCGTGTCACCAATGCCAAACGCACGACGCTCGGTCTCATACCGAGTGTTCGTGGTCATCAGGAACGGACGAGTGTTGCTCAGGTAGCGCAGCGCTTCGAGAGCGTAGAGCTGCGCGTTCCAAGCGCCGGACACAACCGGAGTCACCATTGGATTCTTCCTCTAACGTTTTGGTGGTTGATGCCCGACGCGCCTATTCAAGATTGCGTGGGCGGGACAAGTTCGGTTCCATCGCGCGCCGCCTCTTCGACGATGCGCGAGTAGGTGCGGAAGTCAGACATCTCGTCAGCCGTCAAATGACGACGCCGGGAAGATGACTGGCGAGGTGCGGAGTCAGGACTGCGCGGAGCGGTGCCACGCGCCGGCGGCTGGCCGTCCTTGCGTGCGATCAGGTTGCCGAGATCGGCGTCACGCGCGATGTCGTGCAGCAGGTCGTCGATGTCCCACGGCTGGCCGTTGGCCTTGTAGCCGGGCTGGCCGCTGGCATCGAGGAACCGGCGAACGATCTCGCCGTTGTCCTCGTCGCGCTCGGCTGCGATGCGCGAGCGGACGTGCGGACCGATGACCTTCGGCGAGTAGCGGAAGCGGTCCGTCTCGCCTCGATCGACGATCGAGTCGATCAGGAGCTTGCGAACCTGCTTCTCAAAGCTGTCGCGCTCGCCGGCGAGTGATTCGAGCTCGGCGCCCTTGCCGTTCAGCGCGGCCTCCATCTTGCGCTCGTATTCGCGCTCGATCTTCTGACGGATGGACTTCTCGACGCTGGCAGCATCAGGCACACCGTCGGCCATGCCTTCTTCGAGCTCGGCGATGCGCTCGCGAGCGGCAGCGAGATCCTTCTCCAGCTGCGACTTGGCGCGCTGTGCTGCACGGGCAGACTTGCGCTCCTTCTCAAGCGCACCGTGTGCGCTGCCTGGGTTGGCAATGCCGAACCCGTCTACTTCCTCGACGCCAAGCACGTAGCGGCCTTCGAGATCGCCAGATCCCGGGACATAGAGCGCCGCCAGCTGCTCTTCAAGGTCGTCGATGTTGTCGAGAATAGCCTTCAAGCTACGATCACTCATTCGTCGGTTCTCCCGGCCGTCGCGGCCTCGTGTCGGCATCACGCCAGTCCTCACCGAACAGCATCGCGCCGTTCAAGGATTGGACTCTGGTTGTATGTTGGACAATATGCGCGCTATGTGTCAAGGTCGATACCCAGCTTCTGCTCCAGTTGTTTGAGCGTCAGCGGCTGATGATCAGCGCCCACGAACTGGTCAATCTGGACCTTCCCCTCGCGGAATAGCTTGGCCCGCCTGCGGCCGAGCACCTCGTCCTGAATCGCTGCTGGCTGACGCTTCAGCCACTGCCCGTATGACGTGCCCGCATCGAACGGACGCGCGCGGCCTTGGTCGTAGTCGATCCCGTCACGCTTGCCTTGGGTCCGCCGCTCGGCGGCAGCATCAATCTCGGCCTGTGTTGGCTTGCCTGTCTTGCCTTGCGCGATGTCGGTGATGTCGCGAGTCAGCATCGTCACCCGTGACCGACAGTTGAAGTGCGCCGGCGGGCGTGGGCCTTCGTTGACTCGGTAGGTCGTGCGATCGAGGCTGGCGCAGGTGATGGTCGTGCGCGAGTCGAGCGTGGACAGCCACATCACGCCGATGATCACGTCGTCGTTGGCCTCTGCGACCATCTGGTCAGCCACAGACGTTGCGTGGCTCATGCCAGTCCTCGCAACGGCCTCTGCTTGCCGGCTGACCTGCTTCGTGACGTTCTGGACGGCTCGCCGCACCTCAGGGATCGGAGCGCCCGTCTGGAGCGCTTCAGCCACAACCTTGCGGACACCAGCACGCGCTTCGGCTTGCAGCCCCTTCGACCACCGGACGAGCGGCCGCTGCGTGTCTCCGCCGAACTTGCGCCACCGCGCGGAGGTCGTCCACGCGCGCATCTGGTCGATCGGCGGGACATCAAGCGACACTGCGGCCGGCAGGGATAGCTCGGCTGTGCGGACAAGCCACGTTGCCTCGATCTGCGAGATCCGCACCATGCCTTCGGTGATGATGCGCTCCATCCGCTCGGCAGCTGATGCCACGAGCTCGCGCGAGCGCAGGCTGGTCTCGCGGCGCAGCACCTCAAGGACATCGAGGCTGGTCAGCGTAGCACCGCTTGCCTGGATCAGCTCGATCTGCGCGATGATCGAGGCAGCCAGCTCAGAGCCAGCGTCGATCCACGGCTTGGCGGCTTCGGCGGCGAGCGTAGCCTTGACGCGCTCCAGCAGCACAGACTGCCGGATCGTCTCGTCAAGGATGCGCTGGTCTGCGTTCGGCCCGCCGCGCGGTTGCGCTGGCCGTCTGCGCCGCCGTGACGCCATCAGGTGCCGCTATCGGCGTCCTCGTCTTCAAGGTCGTCTTCGTCGTCCTCGTCGTCGGGCGACTGCCTCATGTCTGACATCATGCCGGCGGCCCGCTCAAGCGACGTGGCCCGCTGGTCGTCAAGCATGGTCATCACCTCGTCGGCGTCGATCTCCTCCGGCAGGACCTTGAGCGAGCGCCACGCCTCGATGACGAGCTTGTCCGGGTAGATGCCGGCCTTGTTGAGTTCGAGCACGAGCTTCGCGCGTGCGGACGTGTCACCAAAGTCGAACCCGAAGTCAGCGAAGATGTCGAGCTCAAAGCCCTCAAGCCGCTCGTCCGATCCTTCCGCGCCGTATTCGAGCACGTCGATGTCGCGGAAGATGCGCTCGAAGAAGTCCTCCGTGCTGCGAGCCATCTTCTCGGACTCGGCTTCGACCTTGGCCTCATCAGCCATCGTGCCACGGGCGGTCACGTTCGCCGTCTGACGGATCAGCGGCTGCGCGCCGAGCTTCGCCATGCGAGACTCGATCTCTTGCAGCGACTCGCGACCACGCTGGACGCCGATGCCAGACGGGCCGACGAACTTGAGCTCGTATTCGCTCGGCATCGAGGACGTGCGCTTGGCGCGACCAAGCCCGAACGCGAGCGGTCGCTTGATCTCCTCCTCGCGAGCGCCGATCTCGACGAGCCCTTCCGATCGAGCCATCAGCAAGGCAACGGCCTGCTCGGCTGACTCCTGAAAGTGCTGGAGGTTCAGGTAGAGCAAGTCCGCCATCGGCGGCCGGCAGACCATCGCTTCGTCAGGGTCTTCGGTCTCCTGTGATGAGTCGGTGTAGAGCGGGATGAAGCCAAGCCCGAGCCCGACTTCCTCCTCAACAGACTCCGTCTCGTCGCGGTTGTCGGCGAGCCTGCGGTGCGTGACGCGCTTGGCCTCGCCGTTGTCCATGTAGTAGACATGGATGCGTTCGACCCAGACGTATTCGCCGCCGACCTGCTCCCACTGGTCATCGCGGATGCGGGCCTCAACGAGATCAGGCGCACCGTCCGGGCCTTCCTCGAACTCCCACGCAACCACGCGCATCGGATGCACGCGGCGCAGATACGGACGCAGCGAGAATCGGCGCAAGCCAAGCTCAGAGACTGATCCGTCAGGCAGCACGAACTCGGCCGGGATGCGATCTCTGCCCGGCTTCGCGAGCATGACGTGCGAGACGCCGTAGGCGATCTTGGTCTCAAAGTGCCCGCACGCGAATCGGTGCAGCGTTGAGCCGCGCCGGTCCACGTTCTGCTTCATCTCTTCGATCAGGTGCCCGTCAGGGTAGCCGCGCACGACGACGGGTTCCTGGAACGGCTTGGACGCGATGCGTCGAACGGCGTCAGGGTAGGCGCCGAAGTAGAACGCACGCTCCCATCGCAGCCGGTAGCTGTCGTCGGTGTCAGTCGGCAGACGAAGCAGCCACGGCGACGAGCCGTAGGACCGCTCGGCCTGATTGATGTATGACTGCTGACCGATCTGCGACGGCGAGACACCGCGCATGGCTGGCGTGCCGGCGAGCTGATCGCGGACCAGCTCCCACTCGGCAAGCACAGCCTCGTATTCGGGTCGCTGATCCCAGACGGTCATTCCGGCGCCTCGTTGAGCATGGCCGGCGGGGTGGGCGTCCGCCAACCGATGAAGAACCCGACGATCGTCGCCAGTGCGGCGCCGACTTCGGCGGGGATCTCGATGTCGCCGAACTCACGAACGGCCCATGCGAGCAAAGTGGAGACAGCGACAGCGATGCCGCCGTTCGTCATGGCTTGGTTGTTCATAGCGCAGCCTTCAGCATGGCGATGATTGGCTTCAGGGATTCGAGCGCCTGAGCCGTCGAGAGAAAGACCTGCCGGTAGAACTTGGCCTCGTGGACCTTGGCATCGAGCTTGACCCAGACGGCCTCGAACTCCTCGTCGGTCATCGAAGCCAACCGAGACAGAATGTCGCCAGTCTCTGCCGGGCTGATGTCGATCTCGCCTGGGTCAGGCAGCTCGCCGTTGAACAGCGTCATCGCTCGACTCCCGGCTCAATCCGCACGGACTCGTAGAGCTCCTTCCAGTTGATCGCGCCGACAGCATCCACCCATTCGAGCAGCTTGGAGTGCATCGACGAGACCTGCCCGGCGTCGCGCTCAAAGGCCGCAACCCACTGTGCGCGGGCGTCCTCGTCGGTGATGCGCTCGGCGAGTGCCATCTCGCGCTCAAGGCGCGCTGCGTTGATCTGCTCAAGCATGACCATCGCATCGGTTGCCGGCTTGGTGTCCGGCGAGAACAGCCCGCACGATGGCAGGCACAGGATCGTCAGCAAGATTGCGCAGCGCATGGTGATTGGGTCCGGTTGTCGATCATACACTGCCGAGCAGCTTATACGCCAAGGTCAGCGTCCACGAGTCCCGTCCGCGTGCGCGATGGGAACTCGGCGGCGACATAGTAGCCGAGACCGTCGGTCAGGTGCGTGCGGTCCTTCTTCGGGCCGCTGGTCGCCTTCTCGATCTGGATGGCGCCGGACTTGGCCTGCTCGATGTGGACCTGCTCGAAGTCCTTGATCGTCTCGACGCACGACGGGTGCACGAGCATCCTGATCTGTTCGTCGGCTGACCTGAGCCGTCCGTTGACGGCGTTGAGCCTAGCCACGATTGCCGGCGCGGACTTGCGGAACCGCATCGAGAACCGATCACCGAACGCCTCTCGCCCGAGCTTGCGGAGATGCTCAAGACAGGTGCCTTCGGTTGCGGCTGCGTGCGAGGCTCCGCCGGCAGGGTCGCCGTAGGCGAGGACAGTCCCGCGGTGGCCGAGCTCGCGTAGCTTCTGGATGGCAGCACCAACGACGCGCGGCGCTTGGCCGTTGTTGCGCAGGAATACCTCGCCGAGGACAGCCGTGAAGTCGTCGGAGATCTTCTCCGGCAGGATGTCGGCTGTCGTGTAGTCCTCGATCGACTGCTCCTGAAGGATGGTCGCGGTGCCCGGCCTGACGTTCCAGTCGAAGCACAGGATGGCTGGCGTGTCCGGGATCAGGCGCAGCGACGGCGTGACGTTCTCGGCTCGACGGAAGCACCAGTAGGCGAGGTCGCCGGTCGAGACGCGCCGTGCCTCGTATTCGACAGCGAAGGTCGCCGGGTCGAGCTGCGTGCGCTGCCGCTCCCATTCCTCGTCGCTGATGATGCCTTGCGAGGACCAGTGAAAGTATGCGTATTCGCTGTCGCCGTCCTGCTGGCGCGTGAGCCATCCGTCGCACAGTTCGATGAACTCAGAGCCCGAGACCATGTCGGTGGTCCCGTAGGCTGTCACAGAGCCGGGTGGCCGACCTCGCGTCGAGAGCGATGGCCGAAGGTGCCTGTCGATGACAGCTCGCCCGAGCCGCATGTCGGCGACCTCGTCGAGGAACAGATCGTCGATCGGTTCACCTTCTGCGCGCTGCGGCCTGTCCATGCCGGCGAGCTTGATCCGTCCGCCGGCGACGGTGCGGATCATCTGCGGGTCAGAGTAGCGCGGTTCGCCTGCGAGGAATCGTCGAGGGATCAGCGAGACGAGGTCGTCCATGTAGAGGTCGCGCGTCTGCTGCTGGGTTGGCAGGCCGACAGCGATAAACCTCTGCGAGAGTCCGTTGGCTTGGAACCAGTCAGGGTCCAGCGCGCGCTCGACGATCTCTGCCTTGCGGTCTGCTGTCTTGCCTGATCGGCGGCCGGCCTCGATCGCCCGATAGCGAGCCTGCGAGGTGCGCGCTTGGGCCTGGGTTGGGTGGTAGTCGTAGCGCCCGAAGATCTCGGCCCACTTGGGCGGCAGGATCTCCAGCGCAGCCTTTGCCTTGCGGCGAGCAGCGGGCGTGTCCTCGTTCGGCCGGCAATCGCGCATGGCCTGGACGGTGCGCCGCAGGTCCTCGATGACAGCTTGGCCTGCCTGTCCGCTGTTGGCTTCGAGCTCGTCGATGCGGACAAGCAGCGCGCTGCGCGGTCTACCCATTGCCTTCGAGCTTCTTGATGCGCTCCTCCAGATCGGCGCGCTCGCTGATGTCAGACGCGATGCCAAGCGACTGCGCCATGTCCTTGAGCTGCTTCGGCGTGATCTTGCCAGACGCCGCGGCGCTGACCATGTCCATCAGCAGCGAGTGGATGTCCTTCTGATCCTTGACGGGCTCGGAGCGCACCTTGCGCGCCATGTCGTCGCCGTCGCGCTTGCGCCAGCGTTCAGCCCATCTGCGCTCCAGCATCCAAGCGCACGCCGTCCACTGCGTCTCCATGTGCCGGAACATGCGAGACAGCACAGACTTCTCAGCGTTGGACTCAGCCTCTTTTATGGCGGTGGCAAATACAGGATCGCGCTTGCGCTCGCTTCGCATGGTGGCGCCGTTGATGCCGTGCATTTCAGCAGCACGCTCCGGCCACATACCGAGCTCGACGGACTTGACGATCTTGGCCTTCGCCTCGTTGGTCATGACCGTCCGCGGTCTGCCGACTGGCCTCTTCTTAGCTGCCATCAGGTAGTCTGCTTTTCGGTGTATTGGCGAATGCGCCCGTTGCCACATCGAACGAGTGCTTCGCCGAGAGCGATGTAGATCGCAGTCACATCAGCCGCAGCCGTCTCGACGAGCGCGCTATCGAATGGTCCGTGCACTCTGCGCTGTAGTGTATCAAGAGCGCGCGACAGTTCCGAAGCAGCGACGATGGCGATGCGTATTTGCTCGCCGACAGTCTTGTCAGTCTGGATCATCTTGATCTGGTTCGATCGGGTCAGCCGTCAGCCCAAACTCGACGCGGAGGAACCGTTCGAGGACTTCACCGACAAGGATCTCGGTGGTGTCCGAGATGGATTCGATGATGCGCTGCCTCAGTTCCTGCCGATCTTGGACTGACTCTTCGCGACCTATGCTGCGTAGGAGTTTGTCACGGTATTCGAGCAGATCCAAGAACAGTTCCTCAAGTTGTGGCTGCGGTCTCTGCTTCATGGCTCGACTCGAATCGGGCACGAAAGCGTGCGTCCGTGGTCTTTGTCGATAAGGAAGAAAGCCTGCTGTGGCTTCTCGAACCGTGCCTTGACCGACAGCGCGTAGGCCGAGTAGCCGATCAGCGAGCCATTGACGACGAAGTCAGGCCCGAACAGCAGCTGGTGCCAGTGTCCGCAGACTGTGTATTGGCAGTCCTGGAAGTGGTCCCACGAGTCGATGGCCTTCCGCATCGGGATCGACAATCCTCCGACACCGCCCTGATATCGAATGTCGTCACCGTGCGTAAACCGAATCACGTGGCCGTGGAGGTCAAGGTAGAGGTGCGCGCCGTCAGAGATGATGACTTCGACGCGCTTGTCCTTTTCGTAGAGCTTGCCGAGGAACTGATACATCAGCCACTCGAACGAGTTGCGCGCGGCCGTTGAGACCTTGCGCTTCTTGCCGGTGCGTCCGTGGTTGCCAAAGCAGCACGGGATGATCAGCTTCTTGAGCTTGGCCTTGTCGAGCAGGTAGTCGATGCCCGAGACGATCAGGTCAATGGCGAACAGGACTTCTTCAGTTGGCGAGAGTGCGTTCGACTCTTCGAGCTCCTCGTGGATGTAGCCGGTGATGATGTCGCCAAGGATGGCGAGGACTGCGGTGTCGATCTTGACGCCTGATCGCGCGAGCTCGATGAGTCGTGCCGAGGACTGGAAGAACGCGACGGCCCGCTTCCGTGCGATGTCTGGATCGTAGGTGTTGCGGTTGGCAACGGTGCGTGCGTCTACGGTTTCGCCGACATGCCAGTCAGACGCAACGAGGACTGGGATGGCGCTGTTGGCCTTGTCCGATCTGACTGGGATCGGTTGCTTGTTTGGTGGGTGCTGGATCGACAGCGCGAAGTCCAGCGTCTGCTCGGCGAGTTCGGCGCGCTCGCGTTCAAGCTCAAGCATTCGCTGGAGCTGTCTGACTTCCTCGCGTGCTGCTCGTTCGACGCGATCGCGTTCAAGGCGGAGCTTGTCTTGCTCGGCCTGAGCCAGGAAGTCCTCAGTTGATTTGCCCGTATTCTTCGGCATGACGGGCCTTGATGGTTTCGAGGATGCCCTTGTGCGAGTATTTCGTCTTCAGGACTGGCACAAGGTATTCGTCGTAGAACTGCCGAAAGCTGATGGATGACGTGCGACTAACGCGCGCTCTGAGCCATTGCAGCGCGGCATCGTATGTCTCCGGCTCATTCGCAATGATCGACGGTGGTTTCCCTCTCGGCGTTGCGTTGCCGAGATAGTCGATTGCGGAGACGTTCGACTTCGAATCCGAGGTGCCGGATGGCTTTTTCGTATTCGATGATTGCTGCTTCATCGACGGCCTTGCCTTGGTAGTCCTTGCGTCCGGCTCGCAGAATGTAGACGAGCGCGGTGCCTGGGTGGTATGGCAGGAGTCCGGCTATGTCTTTCGGCTCGCACCCGACGGCCTCTCGCATCCACGAGTAGTGCGCCGGATCGAGGACTTCCCGGTTCTCCATCCCGGCAGGCTACCAGATGCGGTCACCTTTTTTCGCCGATCCGTTCCAGGTGCTTCTCGCCGTCGAGGATCTCGATGCGTCGCGCGTGTTCTCGGATGTCGTCGCTTTGGTCTCGCATGATCTCGGCGATCTCGTGCTCGCCGAAGTCATCCACGCGATCGGCGAGCTCGGTGAGTAGATCCGAGACTTCGTCGATGAGTCCGACGCGCCGGCCGAGTCGTCTGGTGAGCTCGTCGATGGAGAGCGTGGCGAGGTCGGTCATGGTGCCGGACGGTAGCACGATCTGCCCGCCGGCAGGTGGTCGGAAGTGGGTCGGTCTGCTCGCCGATCGCCGGAATCGCCAAGACCAACCACCCAGCATCGACGACAAGGCCCCTAGCGTCGCCCGTGCTGCGCTCGGACGGGTCTACCCCTCCGAGGATACCCCCAACCGCTCGCGTCGATTCTGAGCGATTCTAGAGCCATTCTCGCGAGTCTGGCTCTTTTGGGGATTTCTTTCTGTTTCGTTGCCCACTTTGCCAGTTGGGCGGGACGGCAACCACCCGCCCCCACTCGGGTATTCACCCCCCTATCCTACTCCCCCCCTTTAGGGGGGGGGAGGTAG